GCCGACCCTGATTATCGGCGTCAAGTGATCGAAGCATCGAAAGGCAATGCACAGCACGTTGCGCGTCCCGTCACGTCAACAGTCCCCAAAATTCCATCGCTCGGAAATGTTGGGGCAGGCGGCGGCGATGCCGATGTCCAAGAGCCAAGTGACGAACAACTTTTCCGGGCCGCAACAACCGCGCGGCGCAAATAACAAAACTGCGCCGCCACACTTAAGGGTGTGCGGCAATGCTTACTTCCAATCACGTCAACAACGAACTCATCAAATTCCGGCGACAGGTGATTTCGGACTTTCTGCGTCGCTCGCGGTTCGATCCCTTCATGGGGACAACCTCAACATCCGTGATCGTGCGGATGGCCGATCTCGAAGCCGACGGCAAAGAGATCAATATCCCGCTGGTTAACCAGCTATCCGGTGCCGGTGTCGGCGCTGGCACGTTGCGCGGCAATGAAGAAATGATGGACAGCTACGGCTTTCCAATCTGGGCCGATTGGGCTCGCAACGCGGTCGCCAACAACCGCGCCGTCAACAAGGAGAGTTCGTTCAACGTCCGCTCTACCGCCCGCGATCTGTTGCGCGGCTGGTCGCGGCGCGTGGTGCGTGACGATCTCGTTGACAGCCTGTTGGCAATTCCGACCTCGGCCATTCAGGCTAACCGGCTGGTCACGCCCGGCAACCGCGTCAACGGCGTGCGGTGGAATTCTTCGACCGCTGCGCAGAAGAACTCCTGGACGACTGCGAATTTCGACCGCATCCTGTTCGGTTCGAAGATCGGCAACTATTCGTCAACCTGGGCGACCGGCGTTGGCAACTGCGTGACCGCCACCGACAAGATGTCGGCGGCAGTCGGATCGCTGGCAAAGTCGCTGGCGAAACAGTCCGGCGTCACACCGGGCAATCCCGGCGTCTACAACGGCCGCCCCAAGATCACGCCATGGGAGATCGAAGAACTCGATGAGGAAATGTATGTCTGTTTCCTCGGCGACCGCGCCTTTCAGTCGTTGCAGCAAGACGCCACGATGTATCAGGCCAATCGCGATGCCCGCGCCCGTGAGAGCGGCCCGGCAACCCAGACCAACCCGATCTTCACGGGCGGCGCGCTGCTGTACGATGGAATTCTCTATAAGAACATTCCAGAGATTACACAGCGCCTGATCCAGTTGGGGGCCGGCGGTGCCGGTGTCGATATTGAGCCGTACTTCCTGTGCGGTCAGGCGGCACTCGCTTATGCGATGGGGCAATTGCCGCGTCCGACCACTCTGGAGGACGGTGACTATGAATTCGTCACCGGCCTCGGCATCGAGACACAATACGGTGTCGGCAAGATCGCCAAGGCCCCGTTGGCTGTGACCGGCGCAACCACGGGCGACCTCGTTGATTGGGGCATGGTGACGGGCTTCGTTGCCGCACCCACGCCTGCCTGATTAAACGCGCCCGCCTGACGGCGGGCGCTTTTTTCCTTTTCTCCAACCAAGGACAACGATCATGGCGATCAGAAGGGCTTACACACAGCCGCAGGCGGGCGGGCAGGGCTTTGCGCGCACCAAGAAAATATTCGGTGTCACCACCCTCGGCATCCTCGCCGCCGATGTCGGCACCATCAACAACCAAGTCGCGGCCTTTATCGCGCCGAAGGACTTTGTGGTGCAGTTCATCAACCTCATCGTTCCGTCGCTGGCGGCGTCGGCGCTGACACTCTCGATTGGCGATGCCGCCGTCCCCAACCGCTTCGTCAACGCTTCCACCGCTGGCGTCGCGGGCGGCACCATCAACACCTTCGCGGCGGGCGGGCAGTATTATCAATTCCCGATTGACACCGAAATCCTGATTACGGTGGCCGCCGCTGGCGTCACACCGGCCGCAGGCAACATCACCAACTTCTACCTTGAAGGCTGGATGGGGCCGTAAAGCTGAATGTTTTCAGGCGGCTACGGCCGCCTGTTTCATGTGAAACCTAAACTGAAAGGTGTACCGATGGCGCATTTCCACAAAGTCAACATCACCTATCACGCCCCGGAGGGCGACAGCAAAGTGGTCGAAATGATGGGCGCGACGTTTTTCGACGGCACGCCGGTTGATGTCGTGCTGTCCCAGGAGGACGAATTGCGGGTCGAGAACAACCCGCATTTCCAGATCAACTCATCGGCCGATTACGATCCGGGCGACGTGCCGGTGGCGCGCAAGGCCGATGCCAAGGCCGACGCCAAGACCGAACATCACGACAAGGACCACAAGCGTTAGAGGGGCTTCACAGCCCCTTTTTCTTTTTGGAGGGATCATGGCGCTTACCCATAGTTCGGAAGAACTCATCAACAAGGCCGCCGCGATCCTCGGCAAATATGTTCCCGGTGAAGCGCTCGGCGCGACCGAACACGACACGCTGGACCGCTGTATCGATGACGTGCTGGAAGAAATTTCAAAGATCGTCATGGTGCCCGACCGCGACGCAATTCCAAATTTATTGTTTGAGACTATCGCGCGGCTGGTTGCGGTGTATGCGGCGGCGGAATTTTCCAATCAACCGCCGCCGCTCGCCGACATCGAAGCCCACGAACAACGCTTGCGCTATCTGATCGCGCAAACCCCGACCTATGAAATTCTGCGCAGCAATTATTTTTAGCGACATGACATGACCGACGTTCCTTTCCCGCTGCTGACCTCGCCGGGCTTCAACGCTTCGCAGGCCGCTGGCGGCCGTCTGCTCAACTGCTATCCCGAAAAGCTGGCGGCCACCGCTGGCAAGCCCTATGCCTATTGGCGGGTGCCGGGGCTCGACGTGTTCGGCACCGTGCCGTCCGGCATCTATCGCGGCGGCATTCAGGTGTCCGGCACCTTCTATGGATTGTTCGGCACCACGGTTTACTCATGGACTTCGTTGGGCGGCGCGGGCACGGCTCTGACCGGCGCGGTGCCGGGGACGCAGGATTGCGCGTTCGCCGCCAACATGAACACGCCACCGGATATCGCCATTGTGTCGCCCGGCGTCGGCGCGTTCATCATCACCACGGGCGGCACCGCGATTGCGAACTATCCGGGGGCCACGGTCGGCTCGCCGAATTGGGTGGTCTATCACCTCGGGTTTTTCATCTTCACCTATGGCAGCGGCATCACCTTCGCCTCCGATGTCAATTCGACCAATATCAATTCGCTCAACTTCGCGTCGGCGCAGAGCAAGCCCGATACGCTGTTCCGGCCGATCCCGCTCGGCAACGGTCAACTGTTGCTGGCGGGAGCCAACACCCTTGAAGTGTGGGGCGGCAACGTCAACGCCACCGGCTACCCCTTCAACTATGTCTCGACCATCCAGCGCGGCATTCCCGGCCCGATGGCGATTGCGGGCAATGAGGACGGATGGGGCAAGGGGATTTTCTTCGTCGGTGACGACAACCGGGTTTCGACGCTGACAACCTACACGCCGACGCCGATCTCGGTGCCCGATCTGGACGATCTGATTGAAGCCGAACCCGACAAAACCAAGATCAACGTCGGGGTCTATGTCGCGGGCGGCCACGGCTTCGTGGTGGTGCAGGGACCGGCTTGGTGTTGGGAGTATGACACCACGTTGCAGACATGGCACGAACGGCAATCCTATCTGAAAGCCTATTGGCGCGGACATCGCCCGATCTATACTTTCAGCCAATGGCTGTGCGGCGACAACGACAGTCCAACGCTGTGCAGGCTTTCGACCGCGACCCGCAAGGAATTGGGCAATCCGCTGGCGATGCGGATCGAAACTGGGCCGTTCGGCGCATTCCCGCAGTCGGTGCGGATCAACGGCATTGAACTCTACATGACGAAGGGCAAGAGCAACGCGCTCGGCCACGACCCCGACGAAACCAACGCACAGATCGGAATTTCGATCTCGCGCAACGGCGGCAACACTTGGTCGAAACCGCGCATGGTCGCGCTCGGCCGCCAGGGCATCAGCAACATCCGCGCCCGTTCGGCGATTTGGGGACAGGCCGAAGTGCAGGGCGTGCGCTGGCGTTTCGATGAGAGCGCCGGGATCAATTTCGGTTTTATGGGAGCCGACATGCAATCGGATACGCTGCGGTGAAGATCAATCTTCCGGCGCAAAACATTCCAATCGATACCAAGGACACCGGGGTTGACCCGATTTGGTATGAAAAATTCAAGGTGATGGAAGCCTTCCTCAACCTGTTTTCGGAAGTCAATCCAGCGACGCTCACCAACGGCCAAGTGCTGATCTGGAACAGCGCGCAAAAGAAGTTTCTCCCCGGAGCCAACTGACATGGCCGATTTTTTCTCAACACTGTTTAGTGGTGGCGCGCAAGAGGACGCGGCTGCGAAGAACGCCGCCGCGCTACAGCAATACGGCGGCACCGCGAACGCGGCATTGGGCACCGGCTACAATACCGGCGTCACCAATCTCAACAACGCGGTCGGGGCCTATACGCCGCTCGCCAATCTCGGCACCACCTATAATCAGGCGGGCAACCTGTTGACCGGCGCGCTCGGGGCCGGTGGGCCGCAAGGCACCGCCGCCGCGCAAGCCGCGTTTCAGAACGCTCCCGGCTATACCGGCGCGGTGGATGCGGGCACCCAGGCGATCCTGCGTCAGATGGCGGGCGCGGGCATGAACCTTTCCGGCAACACTGCCCAAGACGTCGGAACCTTCACCCAGAATTTGCAAAACCAGCAATACAATAGCTGGCTGCAAAATCTTCAAGGCGTCGCCGGGATGGGATTGAACGCCACCGGGACCGCTGCGGCCGGTCAGGCGGGAGCCGACACCGGGCTTGCCAATCTGGGCTATCAATACGGCAGCGATCAGAGCGGCGTTGCTGGCAACATCGCGTCGGGCACCATGAACGACAACAACATGGTCGCAGCGGGACAGGCGGCGGGCGCTAAAAACTTGCTCGGTGCCGGATTGTCGTTGGCGACGCTCGCGATGGGCGGCCCCGCTGCCGGTAGCCTTGTTAGTGGCTTGGGTGGTGCACTCAAGAGCGCCAACCTTGGGCAAGGTCTGTTTGGTGGCGGCACCCCGACGGGGATCGGATAAATGGCGATTGCGCCGCTCATCGTCGCCCCGACAGGTCCGGCAGCGAACGCTTTTGATTTCTCACCGTTGGCAAAACTCGGTCAACTCGCGCCACAGAACCCCACGCTGGCAAGTCTCGGACAGCAAACGCCTCAAACGTCTCAAGCGTCTCAAGCACCGTTTCCGGCAGCCGCGCCGCCTTATTTGCCTTCCGGGGGCGGTCCAAACGTCCAATCCTGGTATGACTTTGCAATTCGGCCGGTGGATCAGGGCGGCCTCGGGTTATCGCAGGCGCAAGCGGCTGGCGCTGTTGGCAACTTGCAAGCCGAAAGCGGTGCCAACATTCCATCGTGGGGACCGACCGGCGACGCCGGAACGGCGCATGGTGCCGCACAGTGGCGGCTTGACCGTTTTGACAATCTGCAAAAATACGCCGCAGATCGTGGCCTCGACTATCGAAGCACGGAGGCGCAGCAAGGGTTTATGCGCAACGAATATCTGGGCAGCGAGCGCGCCGCCTATGATCGCCTGACTGCCGCCAAGACACCGCAGGAAGCGGCCGGGGTTGTTAATCAGTATTACGAGCGATCCGCTGATAAATCCGGCGTGCGCGAAGCCAATGCGGCGCGTCTTGCGCGGCGGTTCGGATTACTGACAGGAAATCAGTGATGGCAATCCAACAACTCCAACTTCCATCGTATCAGGTCAACAACACGGTAGATCAGGCGCAGTGGAACACGCTTGGCAATCTCGGCAACGTCTATCGCGAAGCGGAAG